CGCATTCAACAAGGGAGACTGGCTGGTCTCCGATGGCGCCGGGTGGGTGCATCTCGCACTCGGCACGCCGCCCGGCGGCGCGATCGCCGCGTCCACCGTCACCGTCACCCCGGCCGTGCAGGGCGCCACCAACGTCCAGTCCGCGCTGCAGCAGCTCGACCAGACGCAGGCGAATTTCCTGCCGAAGGCCGGCGGCCAGATGACCGGCGCGATCACCACCACGCTCGGCAATGCCTCGGCGCCCGCGCTGCAGGTCGGTGACAAGACCGCCGGCCTCTGGGCGCTCGGCGGATCGATGTTCGTCAACGCCGGTTCCGCCGCGGTCATGCAGCTGAACGCGACGACGGTCACCACGACCGTGCCGGTGACGCTGCCGGCGAATCCAAACGCGAACCTGCAGGCCGCCACCAAGCAATACGTCGACACAGCGGTGACCGGAGGCCCTAGCGCAGGCAACGTCGGTCGCAACCTGCTGCACAACCCGCTATTCAATGTGGCGCAGCGTGGCGCTGGGCCATGGACAACAACTGGCTATACCACTGACAGATGGGCGCAGTATTTTGTTAACGGGTCAATTAGCACGAGCATACTGACAGCATCCGATACGGTGAGAACGGCGATTGGAGACGAAGCTGCCGCATTCATACTTCAGTGCTCCGTAACAGGCAGCGCGACAGCAGGATCATCTACACAGATTTATCAGCCCATCGAAGGCGTCCGACGATTGGCCGGCAAGACCGTGACCGCAAGCTTCTGGGCAGCGTCATCCGTCGTTGGGATGAAACTCGGACTGTCGTTGGATCAGGGATTTGGTACCGGCGGTTCGCCTTCGGCGTCGGTTCCCGGCGCCCTACAAACTGTCACTTTGACCTCGTCGTGGACGCGATACTCATTGACGTTCAATGTGCCGTCGGTGGCTGGAAAGACCTTTGGAACGAACGGCGACGATGCGACGACGTTTGACTTTTTCCTGTCCAGTCAAAACTTGCCGGCGGTTGGCGTGCAGACTGGCATCGTCCAGCTCTGGGGCGTGCAGCTGGAGATCGGCAACGCGGCAACGCCGCTGGACTATGGCGGATCGCCGCAGCAACAGCTCGCGCAGTGCCAGCGGTTTTTTTCCACTGTCAAGGCCACGTCGCGCATGACTCTCACCGGGGCCTTCCCGGTGAGTGCTCCGGTCTATTGGGCACAGATGCGCGCTGTTCCAACGGCTACGCTTAGCGCGGCGGGTACGCGAAGTAATGTCGCTAGCGTTTCGCTCCTCACATATAGCAACAACAGCGGCGCGCTCACTTTCAACACAGTTGCCGCCGGCGATGCGTATATTCTGTCTGACACCTGGAACCTTTCCGCGGACCTCTGATACCATGGCAGAATACCAGCAACTCAACGGTCCCGTGTCCGGTAGCATCGCTACCACGATCCTCCGGCGCGCCGACAACGCGCACATACCAGACGATCCTGCGAACCGCGATCGGCAGGAATACGAGGCGTGGCTCGCCGAAGGCAACACGCCCGATCCGCCTGATCCGCTACCGGAACCACCGCCGCCCGCGCCGCTCGAGCTGCCGGCCGATCCGGTGTCCGACATGGACGCCGCCACCAAGGGCTACGTCGACAGCGAGATCGCCAGGGCGCGCGCGGAAATCCTCGGATCCACGCTACCAGCGGCAAGGGAAGCCTAATGCCTGACACGTCGACCCCGGTGCTCGGTCTGGTCAAGCCGGAGGTCGGTGCCAGCCGTTCAACGTGGGGCACGAAATGGAATAGCAATGGCGACATCCTCGACAGCCACGCCGGCACTTGGCAGAGCCAGATCGCCACGCTGCAGAGCCAGGTCGCGACACTGCAGAACCAGATGACCGCGGCGTTGCAGCAGGGCGCGCCGATCGGCGCGATCTTCCCGTGGCCGAATTTCGGTAACTACCCAGCCGGCTATCTGCTCTGTCAGGGCGGCACGGCGCCGGTCGCATCGTATCCGGCGCTGTATGGCGTGATCGGCAACGTCTATGGCGGCGACGGCGTCAATTTCGGATTGCCGGATTTTCGCGGCTGCGTGCTCGCCGGTCACGACGGCGGCACCGGCCGGCTCGGTGGCCTGGTCGCCGATGCGCCCGGCGCGATTGGCGGCGCGCCCTACATCGCGCTGGACGAGTCGCAGCTGGCGCCGCACACGCACTGGGCGGCCACCGATGTGCAGGGTCTGCACAATCACACCTATACGACCTATTCGCTGCCGGGCGGCGCGGGTTTTCTAATTGGCTCGGGCGCGCAGTTCATCGCGGGCGTCGACGGAACCGGCAATGACGGCAATCACTCGCATAACGTCACTGTCAACAACGCGGGCGGCGGTGCGGGTCACCCGAACCTACAGGTGAGTGCCGTGATCGTGTGGATCATTCGGGCGATCTAGGGAGGCGCGCAATGGCACAGTTCGGCGGACAGATGTTGCCAGTGGGAGACGTCCGCGCCACCGGACCGCTGTGGGTGTCGGCCAACGGCGCGCGCCACAGCCGGTTTGTCGGCGGCAAAGGCGGCGGATTTTTCGGCCGCATCGGCTGGCTCTCCGGCATGGTCGGCATCGGCCGTTTCAGGCTGCCGGTCTCGCCCGGCTGGCTGGTGCTGCTCGACGACAATCCGGCCGGCACGACGCTGCCAGCCGACGCGGTGACCGCGGCCCGTCCACCCATCGGCGCCGTGACGATCGCCGCGATCGGCGCCGCGCAGGCCGCCGGTCCGGTCGCGGTCAGCGGCACGGTCAACCCGAACCAGCCGGTGCAGTGCGCCCAGGTGACCGCCGGGACGCCCGGCGGGTTCGTCGCGATGACGGTGACCGGCACGACGTGGAGCGGCAGCGTGACATGCACCGCGGGCTCACGGCAGATCCGCGTGCGGCTGACCAACCAGACCGGCGTCCTCGTCGATTCCAACACCTTCACGGTGACCTGATGCCGCGCCAGGCGCTCGCATTGCCTCCGGGGATCAAACGCCAGGCCACCAGCCAGGCGTCGAAAGGCACCTGGTGGGATGCCAGCCTGGTGCGCTGGCGGCAGGGTCAGATGCAGCCGGTCGGCGGCTGGCTGCAGCTGCCCAGCCTGCAGCTCAACGGGCCGGTGCGGACGATCCTGTCCTGGCGCGACAACGCTGCCGAGCGCTGGGTGGCGGCCGCCTCGCTCGCACAGATTCAGGTCTGGGACACCACCGGCCATGTGATTTCCCCGGCGGATTTTCAGTCCGGCAACCCGGCCGACCTGATCGATGGCTGGGGCATCGGTAACTACAGCGACGGCGACTACGGCACGCCGCGGATCCCCGACGTCGTATTCAATCCGCGCGCCGGTCCCGGCGATACCGTGACGCTGGACAACTGGGGGCAGGATCTGCTGGCGATGGGATCCGCCGATGGGCGCCTGCTGCACTGGGTGCCGGATGCCTCTGTGAGCACGATCCTGGCGCCGGTCGCGGGCGCACCGGTCGGCCGGACGTTCATCGTCACCAACGAGCGCAGTGTCGTGGTGATCGGCGCCGACAACGATCCGCGCCGCGTCAGCTGGTGCGACCTCGAGGATCTGACCGACTGGACGCCGACGATCTCCAATCTCGCCGGGTCGTTGCAATTAAAAACCACCGGCCGGGCGATCGCCGCCAGGCGTGTGCCGCAGGGGGTTCTCATCTTCTGCGACGACGACGTGCATCTGCTGTCGTTCACCGGGGCGCCCTATGCTTATGGGCTGCAAAAGGTGGGCGAAGGCTGCGGGCCGATCGGGCCGCAGGCGATCTGCTCGATGCTCGGTCGCACCGCCTGGATGGGCCAGCAAGGGTTCTGGGCGTGGGACGGTGTGCCGCGGCCGATGCCGCTCGACGTCACCGACTACGTGTTCCGCATGATCAACCGGCAGACCCAGGGGCGCACGGTGTGCGCGCATAACGGCGAATTTCCCGAGCTGTGGTGGTTCTGGCCAGACGAATCCTCGACCGAGCCGAACCGCTATGTGGCGTGGAACTACGCCGACAACATCACGCAGATCGGTCATCTGGCGCGCACTGGCGTCACCGAGCCTGGCGCGTATGGCCTGCCGCTGATGGGCGACGTCAACGGCTACGTCTATGAGCATGAACAGGGCTGGACCGACAACGGCAATCCGCGTTTCTCGCAGATCTACGCCGAGACCGGCGACATCCAACTCGGCGAAGGCGACCAGGCGGTGTGCGTGCGCAGCATCATCCCCGACGTCGCGCTCAATCCCACCAACATCCAGTATCACGTCTTCGGTCAGTGGGAGCCGGAGGACGTGCTCGAGGACTATGGCGTCTATCCCTACGAGCGCAGCGACGGCGTGGTCGATGCGCTGTTCGAGGCACGCGCCATCCGGATGCGGATCGAGGCGACGGCGGACGGTCCGTGGGAGCTGGGACGCATGCGCCTCGACATGGTGCCGGGAGCCGGACGATGAGTGGCACGCATGCGCCTGCGGTGCGCAGTGCCGCGCTCACTCTGCGGCTGCCGCGGGCGCGTGGGCTGGATCAAGGCTCGCAGGCGATCAACGCCGCGTTTGACCTGATCGAACGGGCTGACGCGAACAATGTGAAGACCGGCCAGCAGAGCACGTTCCCTGGCATCGTGCTGCTGTCGCCCTCGCAGATCGGGTTCCTGCTGACCGTCACCGATGCCGGCGCGCTGGTGGTCACCCAGCTGCCGCCGACGAGGCCGTTCTGATGAACGACGAGGAATATTTTGTCCCGCGGTTTCAGCGTGCGCTGGCGTATGCCGGCGGCACGCATGATTTCGCGCGCGACGTGGTGCCGATGCTGCTCGACGGGCGGGCGCAATGGTGGCGCGAGGGCGACGGCGCGATCATCACCGAGCTGCGAAGCTATCCTAATTTCAACGTGGTCAACTACTGGCTGGTCGCGGGCAAGCTCGAGGACACGCTGGCGCTGCAGCCGCAGATCGAGCGCTGGGCGCGCATGCAGGGTTGCGCCAAGGCGATCGGCATCGGCCGGCCCGGCTGGCTGCGCGTGCTGAAGCGCTACGGCTATCGCCCGTGGGGCACGGCGTTCGTGAAGGATCTCGTGTCATGACCGGGTTCTGGCGGCCACCCTATCTCAACCCGGCATCGATCGCGCGCGGCAAGGGGGGCGGCTCCTCGATCCCGGCGAACACGACCAGCCAGGTCACCAACAAGATCGACCTGCCGCCGTTCATCAGCGACCTGGCGCAGCAGAACGTCGCCCGCGCGCAGGATCTGTCAAACCAGCCGTTCCAGGGGTATCCCGGCCAGACGGTGGCGCCGATCACGCCGCTGCAGCAGGCCGGCTATGATTACGTCGGCTCGCAGATCGGCAAGACGGACCCGGTGTTTCAGACCGCGCTGGGCCAGGTGCAGAACCTGCCGGCCACCACGCAGTCGCTGCTCAGTCCGTACCTTAAAGACGTTGAGGGTGCGGCGGTTTCCAACATTCGGCGGCAAGGCGACATCTCGCGCACGAACCTGCAGTCCGGCGCGGTGGGGCAAAATACGTTCGGCGGCACACGTTATGGCGTCGAGGAGGCGCTGCTCAATTCGGAAACCCAGCGCAACATCGGCCAGACGGTGGCGCAGATCGAGAGTCAGGGCTGGAACACCGCGATGGACGCGGCGCTGAAGCAGTCGGCCGCCGAGACAGGGATCGCGACCGCCGGCCAGCAGGCAGGGCTGACCGGCGCGCAGGCGGCGATCGGCGCGGGCGGCGCGGAGCAGACCCAGCAGCAGGCCGAGCTGGCCGATGCGCTGCAGCGCTGGCAGGCACAGCAGAACTGGCCCTACCAGCAACTGGCAATCGCCCAGGGCGGCCTGCAGGGCACGCCCTACGGCACCACGACGTCGTCGACGCAGCCTTATGCGCAAAACCAGACCGCGAACCTCCTGGGCAACATCGCGGCGGGTGTCGGCCTGGCGAGCGCTGGCAGCAACCTGTTCAGCTCGGGCGGTTTGTTCGGCTCCAATGGTGGCCTGTTCGGCGCCAGCGGGCTGTTCGGTTCGGGGGGGCCGTTATTCGGCGCAGGGCTGGGCAACGCCGTCGGATCCGGTGCGGCGCTCGCTGCTGGAGCTGGCGGCGGCGCCCTGGCGGCCCTCCCAGCGGGCGCCACGGCGGCCGACGTCGCGTTGGCCTCGTCGGCCGCCAGTGCGGGCGCGACCGGCTTCCTGCCGTTCCTGGCGGCCGCGTGATGAGGAGGGGAAATGGCTGACGCGATCACGGCCCCGGTGGGGCAGAACACCAACGAGCTGGCCGGCCTGCTCGGGCTGAACAACGATCAGCTGGCGCAGTTACAGCGGGCCTTTTCTGCGGCGGGGTCCAGTTTCGCCGGCCCGGCCGGTACCGGCTCGGCGGGTTATATGCGCTCGGGCCCGGCGCCGCAGCTGGCGCCCGGCCAGCCCAATAATCTGCTGTCGACCATCCTGCAGATGCGGGCGAACCAGGCGGCGGCGATGGGCCAGCCGTTCCAGACCGGCGTGCAGGCGCCGCGCGTTTCGCTGCTGAGATAGCGATGCCCTCACTGCTCGATCCATCGCTGCTGCGCGGCCAACAGCCCGGCGATGATCCGACCGGGATCCAGACGCTGCTCGCGGGCATCGGCTCGGCGCTGAGCGGCGGCGTCGCAGCGCCGAATGATCCCAACACCTCGATGGCGGCGATCCTGGCGGCCGGGAACGCTCTGGCCAACGCTGGGGCGCCGACGCTCGGGCCGCCGCCCACCACGGCGCAGGCGATCCTGGGCGCGCTCGGCGGTGCGCGGAACGCCGCGGTGCAGACCGGTATCTTGCCCTACATGCAGGAGCGCGCGCAGCAGCAGCTGGAGAGCCAGAACCTCGACTATCAGGTCAAGCTGTTTAATTTCAATCGTCGAATAAACCAGATGCATTTATTGCAGCAGGGTATTGGGGCCGACGCGAGCGGCGCTGCGCCGGCTGCGCCGGCTGTGCCGGGCGCGCCTGGTGCGGCCCCGCCGCAACCGTCGGGCGACATCGCAGCGCTGCCGGATGTGCAGGCGCTGCCGGACCAGACGCGCGTCGCCGTGATTCAGGCGATGATGGCAGCGAGGATGACGCCGGACGAGGCAGCGCAATACGCCCGCATGCTGATGGCAGAGTCGGGCGGCTTGCATATCGATCCGAAGACCAACCAGGTGAAAACGAGCAGCAAGGGCGCGTCCGGCGTCGCTCAGGTGATGCCGCAGACATTCATCGATATGGCGCAGGCGCACGATGACGTCACCGGTTCGGTGGCCGACCTCGTCCCGAACCTGCTCGCGGGCGCGCATTTCTTCCACGATCAGGTCACGGCGAACAACGGCGATTTGAGGAATGCGGCGATCGCCTACAATTTTGGGCCGGGCAATCTCACCGACTATCTCGCCGGAAAGAAGGCGCTGCCGGCCGAGACGACGGACTACCTCGCCAAGGTGCGTCCGGGGGGCGTGCAGGTCGCCGACGCTTCTGGGCGGGTGGTTGGCCAGCCTGGCGCTCCGGCGCCGCCTGGCGCGTCCACAGGGGCCGACGCGTTGGTGCCTGTCCTGGGAATGCCCGGTTTGCAGGTGCCTCGCAGCGTCGAGCTGGCAGCGCGAACCGCTGGCCTGTCGGCGGAAGACCCGTATGCGGGCTACTCCGCGGTCATCAAGGACTACGTCGAGAAGCGGGCGCTCGCGCCGCATTACCTGCAGGCCGGCCCCCCTGGCACGCAGATCGATGTGACGAGCAATCAGCGTGTCGCCTCGCCGCCCGGCACGGAAACGCTGGATGCGCCCACGCCGGCTGAGCGGCAGAAGCTCTTTCCTAATGTGCCGGCCTGGCAGGACATCTTGGTCAAACGCACGCCGGACGGGCGCATCGTCGGTCACGAATTGCCGAACATGGGCGAGGAGCCGATCAAACCGATCTCGGATGAGCAGGCGCAAAAGCCGGCCGAGCAGGGTGGTGCGGGGGCGAGCTATCGCACAGGAACCGCCTACGGCGTCGGCACGCGGAGCGGCCTGGTCAAACCGATTCAGATCGAACGTGGCGCTGGGCCACCGCTGCCAGGCGACGGGTCTGGCGCGACAGTGATGACGCCAGGGCAGCAGCAGGCTCTGGATTTCCTGTCATCGCAGGCGCAGCGCGATCAGCGCATCACGAATTTTCAGCTGCAACTCGGTTATGTCGGGCGCATCGCCAACGTGGCCGCGGATCCGACGCGCACCGCTACCGACGACATTGCCGCGCTGGCGGCGTTCGAGAAATTTAACAACCCCACCGCGGCGGTGACCCAGGAGGGACAAAACGCCGTTCTGACGACAGGTGGCCCCGAGCAGCGGGTGCAGACCGTCATCTCGAAACTGAGCGGTGGCCGGTTTCTGACGCCGGACGTCGTGCAGAACATCATCAACACTTTGAACACAGAGTCCGAAGGCGCGCGGGCTGGTTTCACAGTGGCAAGCAACAATCTCCGGCGCCAGGCGAAGGCGCGTGGCGTCGATCCTGATCTGGTGACGCCGGATCCTGATCAGATGGTCAGAGAATATCAGGCGGAATGGAAGGCGGCGCAGGATCGCCTGCGGACCGGGAAGGGCGTCGGCGGTGCAACTGTTGTGCCTGGCGCTGCTCCTACCGAGCGCGCCGGCAATCTGCCGCCAGTGCCAGTGCCGACGCCCGCCCAGCTTGGCGGCATGACCGCGCCAGGCCTCGCTGCGCTCGTCACTGACATGAAGAACAATCCCACCCGCTATGGTCCTGAGCATCACCAGGCGATCCAGGCCGAGATCGATCGCCGCAAGGCGCTTGCGGCGCCGGCCGCGGGCGGCGGCGGCTGAGATATGGCGAACGTCCCCAGCGCTGACGACCTGTTGCAACAGCTGAGTCAGCTGCCCGCCGCGCCGCCTGCGCAGGGCGCGCCGGGGATGGACACGTCGACCGCGCCGCCGGTCAGTGACAGCAGCGCGCTGATGCGGCTGCGACAGTTCCTGACCGGCGCGGTGAGCGGCGCTGGTGGCGGCTCGGTGGGCGTCTCGATGTCGCCCGCCATGCTGTTGTCGAATCTCGGGCTCGAGGCGCTCGGCGGGAAGCCGGTGGTGATGCCGACGCCGGAGGAAATCGCGACCAAGGCGCTGGACTATGCCGGGCTCCCGTCGCAGCCGGCCAAGAAGGATCTGCTGGGCAACATCCTCACCGCGACCGGCGCCACGGTCGGCGCGCCAGCTCTAGGCGTCGGCGTCAGGGCGCTGGCCGGTGATCTGCCGTCGCTCGCGGCGCGTGACATCCTGCCGCAGTTGGCGCCGGTCGTGCCGGCGATCACCAGCGGGGTCGGTAGCGGCTTGGCGCTGACCGGCGCCGAAAAGTATTTCCCGAATAGCCCGCTTGCGCAGCAGGGCGCCAGCCTGGTCGGCGGCATCTTGGGAGCTGGGCCGGCGCTGGCGACCGGGCCGACTCAAATATCCCAGGCGGCGGAACGCCAGGGTGTGCTCGGCGGGATCTCGGCGGCCGACGCGACTGGCAATCCGATGATTGCGATGCTGCAGCATGTGCTGCGGATGTCGCCTGGCGGTGAGTTGGCCGCGTCGCAGAAGGCTGAGCGCGCGCTCAACATCAATCCATCCGAGCCGCTCGGGATCCTGCCGCAGCGCATCGAGGACGTCGCCGGAATACCTGGCGTGCCGGTGCTCGGGCGCGATGCGCTTGGCGAGCATGTCGCGCTGTCCGCCGACGCGGCGAACGCGCGCTATCTACAACGATTGGAGCAGGCCAGGACGGATGCTAACCAAGTGATCGGTGGCGCTCGCGTCGACGTCACGCCGATCAGGGACTGGATGGCGAACTATCTCGGGCAGGCGACGCGCAGTGGCCGTGAGATGAACCCTGATACCTACAATCCGGCGCTGCGAGAGGCGCAGTCGATCCTCGATGCCGCGGACGCCAATGGCACGGTGTCGATCGAAGGCCTGCTCGACAAACGGACCAGTCTTGGCCAGATGGCGTTCTCGCGCGATCCGGCTGCGGAGTTTCAGGTGCCGCCGACCGGCCAGCCCGGTCTGGTGAACCTCTACGGCACGGTCGGCGAAGCCCTCCGGCAGGGCGCCCAGGACGCTGCTGGAGACGCCGGCCGGCGCGCGCTGCAGCGGGTGGACGATGTCGTCACCCAGTTCCGTAGCCCCGCCCCAGGGCAGCCTACGGGGGCATCTACGCCGGCCAAGGCGCTGACCGATTACGGTGGTAAGCTGGGCATGTCTGCGCAGCGGTTGATGGCGGACATCAAGGGTGGCGACCTGTCGCGACTCGCGGCAGCGAAGAGCCAGATGACGCCCGAGGAATGGAACGGCGTGGCAGCGTCGGTCTGGCAGAACCTGTGGACGCCGAAGGCTGGCGGCAATCCGGATCTGGTCAGCCCTTCGTCGGGGCTCACCGCGTGGAACGAGATTTCGCCGGGCGCCAAGGATCTGTTGTTCGGAGCGCCGAGCCGCAGCCCCCAGCCGGTCGTGCCGCAGACCGGGGCGACGAATTTTGCCCCGCGAGGCTGGCGTGATGCGATGGATGACCTGGCGAACGTCGCTAAGGGCATGCGGCGGACCGCGGACATGGGCAATCCGTCGCGTAGCGGCATGCTGGGCGGCTCCGCTGCCATGATGGCGGCGGTGTTCTATCCACTGCTTCGGGGCGATTTCGAGAGCGCGGCATATGGTGCGGGAGCGATCGCATCCGCCTACCCGGCGCAGAAGCTGTTGCAGTCGACGCCGTTTGTGCGGGCGCTAACCAACCAGCTCGCCGGCGGCGCCGGCTATTGGCCGACCACCATGCAGCGGCTGACACTGTTGGCTAATGCGAACCCCGAGATGGCGGATGCGATCAAATCCTACATCACCCAGGTGGACGCTGCGATGCCGCAGCAGCAGCCGCGGCGCTAGCCCAGGAGGATGTAGCCAATGACGCTGCAGGAGGTGATCAGCGTCGGCCAGAAGACCGCGGCGAACACCGTGCAGCAGAAACGGCCGAACGCGTTGCCAGGCATGTCCGATGCGTAGAACGGCGCGACGATGGAGAAGACGGCGAGAAGAAACAGGAAGTAGGCCATGCGTGTTCCTTGTGAAACGCTGGCGGCGAGGGCCAGCCGGTTTGGACCCGGCTGGCCCCACGCCTACCGCCGCACTACCTTGACCTTGATTTTGACGACCAAGACCACGATAAACAGCGGCAGGAGCCTGCGATGATCATCCATCGTGGTTCTCCTCCAGTGGACGCCGGCAGGCCCTTCCTGCCGGCGTTTCGTTTCTGCTCCACATCATGCGCGGCTGTCCAGAACGGCGTATCATTTCGCGCCGTTCTGTGGTTTTTCCGTTCAGGGATTTTTCAACCGCTGATGGAACAGCCTGCGGCATCGGGGATGTGCGGCTTGACAGCGATCCTCATAAAAGTAGAGTGAACAAATACGTGGCGATATGGCACCAAAAGAAAAGATTTTCCGTTCGTTTTCAATGGTTTGAAGGGCGATCTATTTAACCGTCAAAAACTTTCAGACCTTGAAATCATTGGCAAATCTTACGCTAATACCACACACGGTAGGCTAATACCGCTCGTCCGGATCTGGTAGCAAATATGGCGCCAAATATGGCACCGGATTTGGTACCAAATGTTGCATCCGTCGGTTGCGCAGGTCACGCTTCGCGCGCAGCATGTCACGACTCGGCGTAACGATTTTGACGGGGGTGAGCATGGAACAGACCGTCACCCAAGGGCTGAGCCCCGAGGCGGCCGAGATCATCGGCAGTCCGAGCCGGCACAGTATCCACGAACGATTGCGCGCCTGCCTCACCGCAGCGCCCGACGCTGGCTACCAGCAACGGATGGCGCAGGCGCTGGACACGGCGGCCGAGCAACTGGAGTTCCTCACCCCCGCGCTGATGTTGCCGAGCCGGGCCGGTCTGCATACCGGCGTGGCCACGCATACCCAGCGTGGCGCCGTGGTGTTCGTGCTGGCTGAGGGCCAAAAATGCCTGACCACGCACCTGATGACGCCCAGCGTGGCGGATCTGTTCGATGAGCTGATCCGGTGCGCCGAGCATTTCGGCGCGGCGGACGAGCCGCCCCATATCGGCGCCCTCACGCACCAGATGGTCAAACAGTTCGGCGCCAGACCCGCTCAGCGGTCGCGGCGCCGCGCGCCTGACATGACGACGGTCGGTGCCGTGCTCGGCGCGCTGTTGCGGCCGCTCCCAGCCGACGCTCGCGCCGACCTCGCGGGTTCGGTGGAGCATATCCGCGAGTGTGACTATTGCCCGGCGCTGGTCGCCCTGGTCGGCCCCGCGAGCAACGGTGTGAAGGGCAACCTTTCCTTCCTCTGGCCGCTGTTGATACCGGTCGCGGAATATACTGAGGCGTTCATGGAGCGCGCCGAAGCGGACGGCGCGTGATCCAGCTCTGGCCCGCCGATCGCACCGCGATGCTGCGCCGGCTGCTGCGCCAGGGCCTGACCGATCCAGAGATCGCCGAGGCGCTCGGCGTCACCGTGCGGGCCGTGCTCGGCAAGCGGCGGCGGCTGGCACTGCCGGTCAACCCGCGTCGCCCGCGGCGCGTGCCGGTCGCGATCGTGCTGCCGGCACTGGAGGAGCAAGAATGGTGAGCCGGGAGGTGAACCGTGGGTAAGATCCTGACGGCCGAGCCGACGACTGAGTATCGGCCGATCGGCGACGGCGACCTCGAGGGGTGCGTCTATCGCGGGTTGGTCTGGGTGCGCGGGCCGTGCGGCGCGCAACACGCGATGTCGTTCGCGGCGGCGCGCCAGCTCAGCGACTGGCTGGGCGATCTCAGCCACCCGGTGATCGAGGGCGCCGTCGAGAGTAAAGCATCATAGACCCGGTTATCGATCCATTGGGGAGTTTCAGTGGGTTATGCCTCGCGAGATGTACAAGATAGCGCGCGAAATAGCAGAGGAAGCGGTCGCAACAGTGCGCTGCGCCGGATATGAGATCAAGCCGGCGCGCGCCCCGTTTTTCCGCGGCGACGTGAGCAATCTGGCCTATGCCATAACTGACTGGGTGGAGCAGTACATGCAGGCGGCGGAACCGACCGATTGCGGCCATGAAGTTCGCCTACGCTGACCCGCCCTATCTCGGCTGCGGCACGCTCTACGCCAAGGACCACCCTGAAGCGTTGGCCTGGAACGACCCAGAGACACACCGGAGCCTGATCAAACGGCTATCCGACGAGTATCCAGACGGCTGGGCGCTGTCGGCCTCAACCCCGAGCCTGATCACGCTGTTTCCCATGCTGCCTGCGCAGCACCGGGTCTGCGCCTGGGTCAAGCCCTTTGCCGTGTTCAAGCCGAACGTTGGCGTGGCTTATGCCTGGGAGCCGGTAGTGTTGGTCGGTGGCCGGCGACGCTCCCGGCAGCAGCGCACCATC